GCCTAAGACTAATTCCGGTTCAATCTCAATCTTGTCAATACCAAACTCTTTTTTAATCGCCTCATCATACTTCAAGGGACTGTCCATTAGTACGCTCCTTATGGTTTATGTACTAATAATCACAGTGTTTTAATAGAAAAGCAACTGTGCTATTTACAACTACTTGTTGCCGTGCTTGTTGCCTGTTGAGGCTGCTGGGTAAGTAACGTTCTCAATAATCTTACTAGCTGTACGGGCTGCTGCAATCTCAGTATCAATCTTAATCCACATATCATTGTCATTAAGTCCTTGATTGGCTGGTAAATCCCGTGTTTTATCTTCTATAACCTTTGGGGTGTCGCCTACTGGTCCTGGTGTAATAAGTTGTGCCATTTAGTTTCCTAACTGTCCGTCTTGGTTATCTTTTATTTGGTTTGCCGTATCAGTCACTATCTGACTATAATCAGGGTTACCCACTATAAGTGGACCATTTGCCTCTATAACACTCCTTTGTGCTATGGAAGTTAAACTCTCATCTGATTGAACTGGTTGTTTAGCACCATCAGCTACGGTTGCTGCTAAATATGTGTAATCTGTTGCCATTCTATACTCCTGTTACTATCGTACTTAATGTTTTTCCGTTGGTATTCGCAAATAGTAGGATATCTTGAACCGTACCTGTACCTGTGTATCCCACATTGGTAGCCAGGGCTTTCTGGTATGTAAGAGCATTTTCATTGCGCCCAGCCCTTTTATTAAGAGTAGATTGGGGAGGAAAGGCGTAATCCCCATAGCCAGCTGCCCGATTAAGGATAACTTGGGTAGGTATACCTGGTGTAGCAGCTATTGCTTGGAGGATTGCTTGTTCTGAAGTTCCGTATATGAGACTTGCCATAGTTTTAGTGTAACAAAAAAGCGCCCGAAGGCGCAATTTTGACTCAGCCTTTTAGTGACTAAGATTTGACCACGAAGCCGAAGCTTGAGCGGAGGGAGCTGATTCCGAAGAGGACATCAACAGTGACCAACCAACCCAGGTATTCCTGCTTGTAGGTTGCCTGAGAACGTGGGTTCTCCTGCATAGCGATTGCTGCTGCATCCTGGTGGAAGAACAGGTGGTTGTTCTGGTTGGGTGAGCTAGTCACCTGTACCAAGTTCTGCGACATGAATACTTTCACGCCGTAGATTTCACCAATCTGTCCATTAAGGATAGAGTTTGCATCGCCGCCGACACCGATTGCATCGTAACGGATGTACTTGTCAATCGCCAGCATCTCTTGCTTACCTTGTGGGGTAACAACGAACGAACGGTTCGTCTGAGGTGCTTTAGCGTCATCCAAGTAACGGTTAACGAATAGAATCACGTTGTCGTTCAGGGCTGTGCCGAATGCGCCGTAAGCTGTGAAGGCGTTGGTCATCAACGTAGCGATGATGTTGTCAACCTTCGCAGAAATAGCGTAGGCAGCTGCCTGCGTGTAGTCAGTACGAAGGTCATACTTAGATTGGATTTTTTCAATATCCTCAACTAAGAACGAGCTTTCGTAGTGCTGGTTTATTGTTATCGTGGTCTTTGTTTCTGTGTTGTAGTTTAGGGTAACGAGTGTGTTCTGCGCCTTCAAGTTAGCCGTGATGGTACTGACGTTCGGGATTTCTACGGTCTGACCGTAAGCCTGAACTTCAGCATCATAGTGGCGGATTAGAGGCAGAAGGACGAGGTTCGCCTTAACGAACATCAGGACTTCGGAACTCCATACATTAGGGCGAAACACATTACCGGCGGTTGTGCCGATATTTACGTTACCGGAGCCATAAGCTCCAGTTACTGTTGCCATTAGATTATCTCCAAGTTAAAAGGGGTTAGTTACCCGCAAGCACTCGGTTTATCTTATCCCTGTTCTTTACGAACCAATCTTGGCCGTTACGGGCGATAAGGTCATCAACATTGTCTATAGTAATCTTCTGATTACTGGCATTGTCGGCCGATTTAGCACTAGCTTGCGGTGGAGCTGCCCGACCTGCCTTTTCAGCAGCGGCAAGTGCTTCTTTCTTCCCAGCTTGGCGTTCGGCGACTAATTGTTCAGCATTGGTTGTTGAGCGTCCCTTTGCGGCATCAAGTACCACTTCAAGGTCGTTGGCTAACCAAGGTTTATCTTCCAGTATGGAAACCATTTCTGATTCATACTGTTTAGCTTCAGGATGCTGTATGTAGAAACTCAGGGCTGTTACTTCGTTACGAAGCGCCTGGACATCGTCCACGCCAGCACTCTCATTAGCTCCCGTTACCGCAGCCTTCAGTTGGCCTTCTTGCTGTCCCTTTTTGCCTAGTTGTTTTTCGCTTTCACGATACATCTTGGCGATTTTTAGCGGGTCATCAAGCGGAAGATTTTTTTTAGCCGCCCAGTCCTTGAGTTCAGTGTCATCTGGGTTGTCTGTAGATTCGGTCTTACCCGTTTCTTCAGGCTCAGTGGTTTCTGTCTCGCTGGCTTGGGAGGTATCTTCGTCCTGTTGAACCGCCTCTGTTGTTGTATCCTCTGTAGAAGTATCAGTTGTGGCTTCATCTGGTGAAACCGCCGTCTCTACAGGGTCAGAAGTTATGGAGTCAAGTGACATCACATACCCTTTCATTTAAAGTTAGAAGTACTAACACTCTAGTTGGATAATACCTTTAAGGTTGGGGTCTTGTCAAAAACTATTTAGAGCCAGCCGAGTGTTTGGACTGGCTCAAAGCAGGTTTTGACAAGTCTTGCATCATTGTTCGGAGATTATAGGTGGCCCCTATTTTAGCCATTGCGAGACCTTTTTCTTCTAAGGTGTTGGCTTTCATACCCTCCATTTGATACTTAGCTTCAGTAGAAATAAACCGTTTAATCAAGTCCTCGCCAGCAGGAGTCTTAAAAAAGTTTCTATAACCATTGATGATAGTTTCGTCCATTAGGTTTGCGGAACCTTGGGCATTAACTTCTTATTTAATCTCCACACACGTTTATATGCATTTCTACATATACGACACTGACGAGAACCATCTTTTGGAGTTATTAAATTATCACCTAATAAAGGATGTCCACTCTTACAGTGAGTTTTTCTAGCATTTATCCCCACTATATTAGTACTTCGTAAAGTATTCTCAAAAGGCGTAACTGCCTCTAAGTGTTTAGGATTAACACATATTTGGTTCTTACATAAATGGTCTATATGCAACCCATTAGGAATATTTCCAACTAATTTTTCATAAATAAATCTATGTATTTTATAAGTTTTGTTACGATACTGCACTTGACCATACCCACTAGTAACTGAGCCTCTCCAATTCCAACAAGTGGGAGTTTTTTCTATTCTTGACCATAACCTAGTCTCAAACGTATCTATATTCATTGACATACTTAAAGTATATCACGCCTGAGGAACTTTAGGAAAGTTAGCAACTCCACTGGTCGGTGCGCCTACTGGCGGGCTACCAGCAGTTTGCATACCAGCCTGTTCCATCGCTTGTGGTGCGCCTGGAGCGCCACCACCATGTAATACTGCGAGGTTGTCTTGGATTTGGTTAGGGTCTGGGGGCGAAGCATCAATACCGGACTGTTCTTCCCGATGCGGTGAAGGCTGGATACCCATTTCCTGCAGAACCTCTGCTTGCTCGTCTGGGTAAAGGTCCTGGCCGAAGCTGACCGATTCAATAATCTTAGGTGCGACACTTGGCTGGGGTGGAGGCTGGGGCGGCATGATTAAACTGGCAGCATCACGTTTGCTCATGTCAAATATCTGGGTAGCCGCTTTGACGAACAGGCTTTGTGGGTCAATGAATGGCTGTTTAGAAGCCAACAGATAGAATTGCATGGCCTGTTGGCGCTGGGTTTCCTTGATATTGTCGGCAGTCGCACCCAGTTTTATCTGCACATCATAGTCGCCAAGGTAAAGTCCGGGGTTGTAAGTCGCCCAAGTGCTACCCTGTTGCCCCATAACCCTAATCGGAATCTCTTTATCTATGTAAATCTGCATGATTTTCCACATATTCTGGGCTAAGATACGCATACCCTCGTTTTCCAGGTTCTGAATCTTTACTTTGAACCTTGCACCTAACTGGACAAGCTGCTGGTTGATTTGATAGGCGGATTGGCGGCCTGTGGTCTGTAAACTACCCATAACAGGCTCATTTGCACCGCTGGCTTCTTTCATTTCAGCTTTAATACGGACGATTTCGTTATCTGCGTCCGCCCCTATCGGCTGGGTCGGGATTTGTTCCAGCGCACCGGGGGGGATGGTGAAAACAGCACCTGGCACGGACTGGATTTCATCTATTTTCTGGGCGAAGTTGGGGTCTAATGCCCACATCCGGTTCAGTTGGTAGGTCAGGTTGTCGGATTTCTGGGCTTGGACATCATTTAAGCGTTCTTGGGACTCCGCAATTATCTCTACATCACCCCTAGCGTACCAAAGGTTGGCATCTACGAGGTTTCGGAACGGGGCGACAGGTATGAATGGCTCAATTTCAGGGAGTTCAACATCAAATGGGTTACCTTGGTCATCTGCCGACTTAATGGTTTTGGCCGGGCGCTTAAACGGCGTGTCAACCTCCTCAATTACGACTGTCCGGTTAGCGATTGTTACCAGTTGTTTCTTGTCATAGTAAACAATGCACTCTACCAGTCCCTCAGTATTTTCTAGGATGGAATCAGCTAACATTTCTTCACGTTCCTGCTTGGCAGTCTTGTCATCTGACTCGTCATTGTACTGGCCTACTTGGTCTAGGTTCTTGTAACGGGGGGTTTGGACTTCACTCTTGGGGTCTTGGGGGTCGTACTCGCCATTGGCGACAGTCTCAGCTTTAAGGTCGTCTATAGTAGTCAGGTATCGGTAGCCGCCATACCTTAGATTGTCATATTCAGTGGCATTTACATCAAAGAAACAGTCTTTGGCGCTCACTACCCGTTGGCAAGGTAATCCGTCATCGCCTACATAAGACCAGATGTAACAGTTGCCCGTAACAAGATACTCGGTAATAGTGGTGTCCAGTTTCTGCCCCATGTTGTCTTTCATCCAAGCATAGTTGAATAAGTCCTGTAGGGTGGATACGTCGCCTTTCTGGTCTGGATGGGTCGGCAAGAAATCTATTTCTAAGTTACCATTTATAAGGTGGGCTTTAATCATCTGGACTTCACTATAGGTTTCAGGTATGAATACGTCCGTATTGCCGTCATAACCAATACTGGTGCGCTGGTTATTAAAAAGTTTCCAGCACATGCTCCAAGTATCCCAAAAACCACCCTCGGTATATTTACGGGAATCACGGAACTTTTTTAATACTTTGTCTAAGGTTGTAGAAGGGGCTGGTTTAGTGGCCGTGTTCTGGGTTGGTGTCTGTACTTTAGCCATGACCTGATATTATCACAACATTAACGGTTAAGCACAGGTTTCTTTTTTAGTAAAGACTTGTTTTTCCGGTGCTGTGCCATATATCTGGATGGGAACTTAGACTTGACTGAAAACTTATGCTGCGTAATCGGATTCCATTCAAATAATTGGAGGGCGATGGCGGTAGCGATGACGGTGTCGTCATGCTGCCCCTCCTGGGCATTGGTGCGCCCCCTGGGGTCTCTTATATAGGTCATACACTCCCTAATGAAAATCTTGTCATAGTCAGTTATCTGGCCGGTTGAAATAGCTTCGCTCAGTCCATCAATCATCAAGGGTTTGGTCCGGACATCCGTGCGCCAGCCCAGCTTGGAGGTGTACTCCTCATAGCGTTCGTCAATACCCAGTTCTCGCCTGTATATATTGTCATAGCCGACGTCACGCAGCCTTTGGACGGTCGTCAGACCGTGGTTGTTTATCTCCGCCCCGATGAGGGCATGGTTGTACCATTTCCCTAAGATTGCCAGGTATTCCCCGAAATCACTGGGCTCCATATCGCCTCTAAAACGGGCGACGGTGATATGTGATGCCTTGTCCATGACAGTGGCGCAGCTGAAGTCCTCGTTAATCCCCTCGGCAACATCGGCTCCTATGACGTAGTCATGGCCGTCCTGGGGCTGGAACCAGACCTTTAAGGGGGCGTTTTCCAGTACTTTAGGCGTAATCTTGGTACCGAGTCCTTCTTTTCGCTCAATCAACTCAATTGTTTGGCCGTCATAGCATTTATGGCGCATGGCCTCTAATTTGGCGGTGTCAAAGCGGGGATTGCCGCTGGCTAGGAAGGCCTCGGTGTCGGTCAGCGGATATTCCTGGTAGAAGCGCTTCTCGTCGCCCACGAACTCCAGCATCTTTTTTCTTCGCCAATAAATCTGTCCATATGTCAGACTGTGTTCCTTCCTGACCTTCTTCTCCTCGGCGTTCAGTCTGAAATGCCGGGGCGGTTTGATGGTGTACTCATCGTGGATTTTCCAGGGGAAAAAGAGCGGTTCAAAGGTAGATTCGCCCCGCTGGGCGGCTTCCCAGGTGGTGTGGAAATAATCCCCTATTCCATTGGCCGTGCTTTCAAGAAATATCGCTGTGTTGGCCATTAAGGGGACGGCCTGCATAAGTCCGGCGACAATCTCCTGGCCTTTGGGCCACAGGGCCACCTCACTGGCATGTAGCCACTGGACGGTCTGTCCCCTGCCCGTTCCGCTGTTCTCGGCTGTGGCGGTGTCTATCTGGCTTTTGAGGCCCTTTTCGGGATTGGTCTCGTTATCAAAGGTGATGTCGTTGCGGGTGTTGTATTTGGTGTTGGGCTGGAAGTTAGGCAGGGCGTTGTCGTAGAAGGTGCGGAACATACTGTATAAGTATTCGGAGGTGTCGGTATTGTGGGCGATGATTTTACTCTGCTGACCCTTATGGGTGGTAGTCCACCAGAAAATGAGGGCTTCTACTATGGTACTCACCCCCTGCTGCCTAGCCTTCAGGATTATGAACCTAATCGGCTCCTCGTTCTGCAGCTTCTCAATTACTCTGTCTACTACAATCTTCTGGATTCTATTAGGTTTCAGCTTGGTAACCGCCCCATTCTTAGTTCTAATTTGAAGGTTCAGCTCACAGTACTTATAAAAGTCCTTAGCCACTTCCCTGATTCTTTGTTTCTGGGCTTCCAGTTCCATAGCCTTACTATACACCGCCCCCTGCTGTACTATTAACTACAATACCTTTACCTGTTACCAGTCTTGGTCTAAAGTACAGAGTGACCACAAACACACTATGGGTGGCAGGAAGGGGTGTAAGATGCAGTCTAAAAATGAAGCAGAGGTTCAAAAAGCCTATAAGTATTATCAAAGAAATAAGAAGAAGATTTACGCTAAGAACAAATTATCTAGGAAAGAAGCTGGTTTTAGGACTTGGCTAAGGAACAGTTTATCTAAGTAATGGAAATACAGCGTATTGTTAAACATAGGAATTGCACAACAAGTTAAGAACAGGTTCACTACGTTCTCCAGCCACGTGTATGTAAAGGGTAGCTCTGCCAACGCACCGGCCCCCACTTCATCCCTCTAGGTAGCAGGGTATCTATGGGCTAACTATCTATGCTATACGGACAGTGGTATTACATGTATATAGTGTATAGGTATAAGGATATGTATGTATAACAGGGGTGATGGTATGTCGCACAAGATATATTGTACGACTCTGCTATTACCTAGCTTATATGTACTTAGTAATTGTATATGTTAATTGTAGGCTTAAATAGGGCCTATTTATGTAGTTATGTCTGCGGTATCTGGGTGCCTATAACAATAACCTACTCAAATAGTGCATCTTCAATACTTGCTTT